TAATAACTACCCAAGGCTCAGAGCTACTATTATCGGTGGTTGCCGCGGCTATAAAAGAAATAATAGAATCCATATTGCCTCTTACGAATAGTCGTTCGTAGGGAATATAGTAATATATATTTTTTATTAATTACCCTGCTGAGACTCCTTGATTAATAAATAACGCTCTCCAGTTTCCTTGGACATCAGAGAGAAGCCGTATTCCGCTGCATCACGGATAACTTTTTCTAATTGTTCCTTATCCTCCAAAGATACATTTGCCAGTGGAAGAGTTATGCCAGCATATATATCAATATTTTCAAAGTTTCCAATATTAATTTTTCTATTAACACCGCAAACAAAAGTTGGGTTATTTGAGATTGAAATTTCTTGAGTCAATGTATTAATCATTTCTACTATTGGTGAATCTGTTGATTGTTCGTGTGCTGTTTTCGATATCTTAGGCATTAATTCCTACTAGCGAATTAACTATTCTAATGGTTTCATCTTTCTGCTGCTCAACTGTTAGGTTATCTGTATCAATAATAGCTGTAGCAAACTTTACAATATCATTAATCTGTAGTTCAGACTTATGATTCTTTTGCTCTTCGGTCATTCCGTGACCATCTCGTTTCATTAGTCGACTATTACGAACCTCATCTGAGGCTTCATAACATATAACTATTCCATTTGGTTGCTCTAAAATCTTTTCAGCCTCATTTATAAAACGAACATCAGATATTATAACTGAAAATGGTATTGGATCAGTATCAAAAGACTGACTTCTCATGTAAGAAGAATGAAGTCGTTTAGCAAAACGTATCGCATTATCAGTGAAACAATCTGGTTTTACATCACGACAAATGTCTCCTGCTTTCTGCAGGAAAGATCTAGGCTTGCCTTCTTCTGGGATACGCTCGCCATATATTGCCCTAACAACATCAATAAGGGTATCGTATTCTGGAACATTAGCAATAGGTGACCCACCAAAAAGATCATAAACTACACTATGCAACAGGTATAGTTGTCTGTCTCTTTCTTTCAGGCCCTTAGTGTTACGTTTAACTGTGGCCATTTCGTATAATGGTAGAGCAAAGAAAATGTGATCCCAAACTAAATCAGAATCAGCAACATTTACTTGAGCCTTAGGAACAATAGCTTCTGCAACTGAAGTCTTTCCAGTTGCAGCCTTGCCTGCTAATCCTAATATAATTGGTTGTGCTGGATCGAATGTTTTATTTATCATGTTATATATTATACCATCTATTGTCTATTGATGTGATCTTTTCTTAGTTCCAATTCATCAAGAAATAAATTACCCAAAGAATCTGGTTCCCAAACAAAACTTCTATTTACTTGGACTACTCTAAAATTAAACTCTGCTCTAATTTCTTCGATAGTCATTAGGAGAGGAATAAGTGCATCACTTTTGCACCGCCATCTACCACTTATATGATTAGCTACAACTGCTGAATCGGTATATATGATTGGATCATATAGATAACCCATTGAACAGATTAATAAACCAGCTATTACGGCCTCATACTCCGCTTCGTTATTTGTTCTTGGACCTAATCCACGGGCAAACTGTGCTATCTTTTTCCTATTTTTATAGACAACAACAGCACATGCCGCTTCTCCAAACTTTTTTTGACCTTGCCCCCTAGAAGCTCCATCACAAAATACTTCAATGTTCATAGTGCTAGTCAACCTTGATATTATATTCGATACCATTATTTTTTGCAGATGCAATTATCCTAGACAGTTGAGTTTTGGATGATACCTGCATTGTTTTGTGCAACATAAATCTTTCTGAGTCTCTTGTTATTTGAGTAGGAAAATCTAAAGTATCTCTTTCCTCTGTAAAGAATTCTTTAGGTGAATTCACACTTTTGTACATACCTATAAACATATGTCTCCTTAATAGACACTAAAATCTGAATCTTGATACGAACCTTTTTCTTCTCGGGAAGAAGCTATCTGCATAGCCTGCATTTTGTCCATAAGTTTTCTAGCAGATTCTGAAGCAATCCGAGCAGATGCCTCCATTGCTTCCGCAAGACTTACAATTGCATCGCACGTTATAAGTGCAGCATATTCGTCTTCTGCGGCACTGAGTGCCGATGCTTCTCTTTCTGCTTCGTTCTTTCCAACTCTATTTGATTTATAAACTTTCTTATAGTTTCCTTCTGTTATTTTGAAGTGCGCTCTTGCCATTCCAGCGAATCTTGCAGCTCTGCCATAAACATTTGAAGTTCGTGCAACAAGTGAGGCGGCTTTTTCTATTCCAAGATCAATAATATCTACTTCAGGTATCTCAACAAAATATTTTGTTTCGTGACCGAAATTGCTATATGCTTCAATTACTTCTTTGAGTTGAGGACCCAAAAAATCTGAGAGAAGCTCTTGTAACTTCTCCATTGATTGGACATTCATTATTTCTCCATCTTAATTAATGTTGAAAATTCCTCTAGATTAAGTTCTAGAATAGAATCTTTAATCTTATTCTTTATCTTAGATAGATGCTCTCTTACGGTATTTGGATGTTCGTTTATCTTTTGAGATATTTCACTAGAACGTTGACCATCTACATATCTCCACTTCAATAACTGTCGTTCTTGAATTGTAAGTGTGTTGAATGGTATCATATTTTTTTCTCCTAGAACCCAAAACTCATCTATCTTATCTGCGGCAAGCAGTCGTTCAATACTGTACTCTACCGGGTCTGCTTTAAATCCTACCACGAAGTTTTCATCGTTTTCATCCATTGTAGCATCGTCTGCCAATAGTGGAAATGTTTTTCTACCAAGTTGATCAATTAAAAATACATCTACATTCTTTTTTAGAAGATAAAAGAAATAACTGTACAAGAAACCACTAAAAGGAATAGGACCTTTCCTCTCATATCTTGTTATACATTGAAAGAATGTCATATGCACAGTCTGCTGGATGTCTTCTTCATCACAATACCTTTTTATCATATAATGAATACCTCTCATGCATTCATTGATATGTTTCATATGTGTTGAGTTCATTTTGTTCTTCATCAAAGCTAATCTTACATACGGGTCTTTAATAAAGAGCGAAACAAATCTCCTGATATCGTAATCGTTAAGATTAAATTTCCCATAATATAATAAAGAAATATACTTAGTTAAAAAGTTACTAAATACTTTTAATAGTTCTTGCTGCGAAGATAACTTTGCCTCTTTTGCTTCTGCTATAAGCTTCTGCATATCCTCTTCTTCAAGAGAATAATATTGCTCTTTAAAAGTACTCACTTCTTGCCTTCCCAGTTAATTATATACTCACTATATGAATCTCTAATGTCTTCATAAAATACAATTTGAGGGACTTCAATGTCGGCCATAAAGTGTTTTCCATCATTAGAGTATTTACTTATTACACATGTAAGCTTATTAAATTCGTCAGGAAAATATCTTTTAAATCTTTTAAGTTTAATTTTACTTTTGTCATCAAGGTAGCCTTTGACTTCTATCCATTCTTGATTCCTTTCCAGAAAAAAGTCTGGAGTATACCCTCTTGTTCCCCTCTTAATCGGAAAAGGAAAAACAGTTGGTTCAAATTTAAATTCAATTTTATATATATTTAGAACCCGTACTAAATTGGCTTCCCAACTAGATCTAACATTCATCCCAATATCAGGACGCATTCCAGTTTTAGTGTATTGAAACGCGTTGCCCTTTTTTCTTTGTAGTATTCCATCATTATCCATAATCTGCTTATCAACTTCTTTGTTCCTGATGTTATTGAGATTAGGATGTTTTTTGAATGATGATTTTTCTAGAAAAAAGTCTTTTGAGTTGACGATGTTGAGTTCCATTTGATATCCTTCTGACGCAACGATATGCACTAAGCATATTATACAACAATAAATAAAAAAGTTCAAATTATTTGACAGCCAACAAAGAATAGGATACAATAACAGCCATGAACACACTAAATACACTCACCAACAGCGTACTCCAGGTAATCAACGAGGGCATTATCGATGACCTTTTAGACCTTGGATACGATCACGAATCTGCTATCAAGGTTGTTACCGAGTTTGATGGCTATGACTTTGTAATGGATGCTGAAGATAACCCTTCGGATTTCTGAACTTAATATAAAAACCTAAATAAGGAACTGGCCCGGGTAATCCCGGGCCTTTTCCTTATCTTCTACTATTCCTAAAAACACCTACACCACATGCTCCAGACTTTGCATGATCGCAATATGAGCAGACATGAGTATTTGTAGTTGCCTTAAAAGACATATCATTAATAACTTTATTAATATCACTAACAATTCTAGATTTAACAGACTCTATTTCTTCCTGAGTGAACAGATGTCCTTTTTTCTTTCCGGAT